ACTCTGAGACCTGTTTTACAACTGCCAGAGATTCTTGAAATAAATCCTCTATCATCTTTCGATAGTATTGGTATTACTTCTGCAGGGCAGAATTATAGTTCTCCACCTGGTTTGGTTGTTCTCGATGGATTAACTGGTAAGACAGTCAACGATGTAGATCTTGAGTATGACTTAGGAGACACTAGTGTAAGAATTCTCAAGAATACTAGTGGAATGTATAACACCAATCCAACTATTCTTCCTGTCGGTAACTCAAACGGCATCAAAATTAAAACTATCTCCTTTGACATGTCAACAAGGGAGGTTACCGTTGGACTGAATACTTCTTATAGCGAATCTGCTCCTTTCTCTGTTGGAGACAAAGTTCTGATTGAGAATGTAAGTGTTGGTGTTGGAACAACTGGTAATGGATATAACTCCGAAGCATATGGATATGCACTCTTTACTTTAGATGAAGTCTATATTCCCCTGGGCGGAAGTGTTGGTGTTGTTACTTACAGTCTTGCAAACTACCTTGAAGAAGGCATCTTCCCAGGTAACTTTGATACAAATAACTCTGCAGGAAGAATTGTAAACGAAAAGAACTTCCCACAGTTTGATGTAAAACTGAAGAAGAACAACTTTATTATTGGCGAAACTGTCACTAGTGATGGTGCTACTGGAATTGTTGAAAGTTGGAACAATCAGATTGAACTTCTGAAAGTATCTACTAAAGATGATTTCCTTGTTAACGACACTGTTGTTGGCGAAACCTCTAGGACGAAAGGAACTGTTAGATATAAGACTGAGTTTGATGCTCAGGTTAAGATTGATTCTGGTTCTGTAGTTAAGAAAGGTTGGGGTAGAAACACTGGGGTACTGAATACAAATACTGAAAGACTGCCTGACAACGATTACTATCAAAACTTTTCATATTCACTGAAGTCTCAAGTACCATTTGATAAGTGGGAAGATGCCGTTAGTTCTCTGTCTCACACTGCAGGTTTCCTGAAGTTCAGTGACTTAGTTATTGAATCTGAAGATAGAATATTCCAAGGCGTATATTCTGATAATGATGGTGCTAATGTTACTGTTGTGGTTGATTTGGATGGAGCAATTGATTTAGATTGTTATCCATATTTTGACTTAGTAACAGAAAACTCTCTTCTTGGTGCCTCTAGTGGAAATCTTTCTGATGAAATTTTCTTCAACTCTAGAGTTCTAACTGATTACTTTGAATCATTTGGTAATAGAGTTCTGACAATTGATGATATTTCTCCTCAATTTAACAATACTCCACGTCCAACCAGATTCTCTGTAGTCAAAAATTTTGATGTAAATCAAAAGGTTAAGAAGATTTTCTTCCATATTGCAGATAAATTATTCACTGACGAAAAACAAGCATCATTTGTTACCATCTTACATGACGGTTCTCAAGCTGTTATTGGACAATATGGCAGAGTAGAAACCACTAGTGATCTTGGCACCTTCGACTTCAGAATCAGAGGTTCTGAAGCTCAGGTTTTATTCTTCCCAACTAAGTTTGCAATCAACAATTACAATGTTACTCATGTAAGTTTTGATATCGATAGCACTGTTGCAGGTGTTGGCGAGACGATGATTGGTAACATCGTTGACTTTAAGGCAACTAAAACATTAGGAATCAGCTCAGCGTCTACCATTGTTTCATTTGGAACAACATACAGAAGTGCAAAAGTCATTATAGAAATTAATGATGATTTTGGTAATTACGAATATGATGAGTTGAACATTCTTCATGATGGAACAAATGTTGAGGCTGTTACATTTGGACAACTTTCAACACAAACTCTGAATGAATTTGAAGTCGCAGGCCTTGGAACTTATAGTGCTGAAATTGATAGTGGCAATGTAATTGTTAAACTGCATCCTAAGGCGGGTATTGCATGTACTACACACGCCTTTATCAAATCTATTACAAATTCCTCTGTTGCAGGTATTGCAGGTACTGTTAATATCGGTACTCTAGATGGCTCAAACATCTCAAGAATTGATAGCAAAGCAACCTCTATCGCATCAACGAGTACTCCTACCGCAAACACTGTTTCTTCTTTTGCTCTGGAAGGGCTGGGATCCGCATATTATCTGGTAAGTGTAGAGGATAAAACTAATAGCAAATATGCAATGTCAGAACTCATCGGCGTTATCGATGAGTCTGAAAGTTATGCTACTGAATATGGTTCACTTGAAACTGGCGGAATTGGTACTTTCGGATTCGGAAGAGATTCTGATAATGCTCTTCTGCAGTTTACTCCAGAACCAAATATTGAAGTTGATGTGAGAGTTCTCCAAGTACAGCTGGATATTTTAGACGTACTGACTGGTGATTCTGCTGAGTTGGACTTACAGACTGCCTCAGTTACCGCAGGTTTTGGTTTCTATGAAGGAACTGAAATTGATGTTAAGAGAGCGTTCGCTATGAGACATAAGGGAAGAGAAATCTTCCAGAGAAACTTTGATGCAAGTGATTCTAACGTTATTAATGTATCTGATAATACAATCTTTATCCCTGAGCACTTCTTTGTCACTGGCGAAGAACTTGTATATTCCTATGCAGATACTTCTACTCCCCCTACTGGACTTACGACTACAACCGTATTTGCTGTCAAGGTTGATGATAGAAAAATCAAGATTGCAACCACTGCAGCAAATGCATTAGCAACTATTCCAACAGTTATTGGTATTTCTTCAGTTGGTGTTGGAACGTTCCACACTTTCACTAGTAAGAACCAAAACACCAAGTGTATGATTGCACTTGACAATATGATTCAACAACCAATTGTTTCTACTGCTGTTACAACTGGACTCTCTACTAGTCTAAGACGTTCTGGAGATGTTATTAACCTTACTGGAATCTCCTCAATTTTTGGTGGAGATTTGATTAAAATTAACGATGAGATTATGAAGGTTAACACTGTTGGACATGGTGGTGTAACAAGTGCAGTTTTGGTTGATAGGGCATGGATGGGAACGGGAATTGGAACTCATGCTCAGTTTGATAAGGTAACTAAAATCAACGGTGCATATAACATCGTAGATAACACACTTCATTTCTATACTTCACCCACAGGGCCTACTCCAATCGGCAGTACCACTAACGAACCTGATAGCAGAGATTTTACTGGAATTACAACTTCATCGTTCTTCCAGGGTAGAACTTTCATCAGAAGTGCTGCAGAGGGAACTGCCAAAGAAGTTTATAATACAAACTACGTCTTTGATGATATTTCGTCCAATTTTGATGCAAAAACTAAGACATTTACTCTGACTTCTAGTGGACAAAATGTTACTGGATTTAGTACAAACAATGCTGTTGTTCTTGTTAATAACATTTTCCAGGGCCCAACTGGACTTCTGCCAGTTGCACAAGATTATTCTCTGAATGAAGGAAGTGGTATTAGTAGTATCACATTTACTGGAACCGCTACATCTATCTCTTCAGATCCCAACAGCGCAACTGTCCCTGTTGGAGGACTGATTGTTTCTGTTGGTTCAACTGGAGGATTTGGTTATCAACCTCTTGTATCTGCAGGTGCTACTGCAATTGTTTCTTCTGGTGGAACTGTTTCGTCTATCAGTATTGGAAACAGTGGTTCCGGTTATCGCACCTCTCAAACAGTATTTGTTGGTGTTACAACTGCTAATATTGGAACTCCTAACATCACCAGAATTGGTATTGCAACTGTTAGTGGTGGACACATTGTTGGTGTTGCAATTACAAATGGCGGTTCTGGATTCTTCCAAGGTTCTGAACCAATCGTAATTATTGATGCTCCTAATTCTTATTCAAATATTCCTTTAGAGTATAGTTCTGATTCTTCCTCTGGTTTGGGGACAGAGGCAACTGTTGATATCGTTGTTGGACAAGGTTCTAGTGTAATTGATTTTGAAATCAGAAATCTTGGTTACAATTACAGAGAAAACCACATTCTGACTGTTCCTGTCGGTGGTGCTACTGGAATTCCAACAGATACTACATCAACATTTGAAGAATTCCAAATTACTGTTCAGAGAACTGAAAGTGATTCCTTCTCTGCATGGCATTTTGGAGAACTTGACGTACTAGACAAGATTGAAAATGAGTTTGATGGAATTAAGAGAACCTTTACTCTGAAGAAAAATGATTCTCCAATTACAATTAGAGCAGCGGAAGGTTCTGTCATTGATGTTGAATCTACTCTCCTCATCTTTGTTAATGATATCCTGCAGGTTCCTGGAGAAGGATATTCCTTCCCTGGCGGTAGTGCTCTAACATTTGCAGAACCTCCAAGGGGTGCTAGTGCAGATGGAAACTTCTCTGGGGACAAGGTTAAGATTCTCTTCTACAAGGGAAGTGGAGATGTTGATGTTATCTTCCGTGATGTTCTTGAGACAGTTAAGATTGGTGATGATTTAACCATTGAAAATCAAGAAGAAAGATTGGTTGATGAAATTGTATCCTCAGATACTGTAGGCAACAACCCATATTCTGGCCCAGGCATCGATGATAATCCCAACAACATTCGTACTGTTACCTGGTGCAAGCAAAGGAATGATAAAATCATTAATGGACAAATTGTAAGTAAAGCAAGAGTTTTAAATTCTGCTCTTATTAATCCAACTACACACGTTATCCAATCTGTTGGTGTTGGTTCTACAAATGTATATGTTGAAAGTGTATCTACATTCTTCAACCCAACTAATGAAAATAACACCGTACTTAACACTCAAAAGATTGAACTTATTTCGCAAGATATAATTGTAGGTGCATCTGCAACTGCTATTGTTTCTGCTGCTGGAACAATTTCATCCATTGTTGTTAGTACTGGTGGAACTGGTTATGTAAGTGCTCCAGATGTAATTGTCGCCAATCCTGTCGGACTTGGAACAACGACGAGGGCATCTGCAACTACAACTCTTACTGGAGATACAGTTTCTTCCGTGACTGTAACTTCTCCTGGAACTGGTTATACAGTTACAAATCCCCCTGTAATTCTGATTGAAACTCCTACTGCAATTTCAGAAGAAAATACTTCAGATTCTTACACTGGTGACTTTGGACTAATTGTTGGAGTTACAACAACATCAGTTGGATTGGCATCCACAGCATTTGTACTTGACTTGTTCATTCCTACTGATTCTTATCTGAGAGATACTTCTATTGTCAGTGCTGCTACAACAATTAGTACCTTGAAATCTGGAGATTACTTTGTTGTTAAGAGTAGTAATGTTGGTAGTGGTGTTACATCACTTTATCAAGACAATACTGTTCTTGGGGTAACTACACAATTCCTAGATAGCGTATATGAAGTCGCTACTGTTTCAACTGCTACAACTGCGGTTGCTGGTGTTGGAGTTACTTATGTAAGAAGAGTTACTGTAAGTGTCAGTGACTTAGGTAATATCTCTGGAATCGGATTAACTGAATTCTATGGAGAATACTCCTGGGGATTGGTTGATTTAGGAATCAGAAAGTCTGCACAAGCATTCTCGGCATATACCCTGAATGGTTCTGCAGGAATTTCAACCTCCGCCAAATTGACAAGAGTTCAACCTCTAAAACTCTCTAATTATTCTTAAATAAATAAGTAAAAAACTATCTAGAAATGTCAGCAATTATAACTGATCAGCTTCGTATTTTGAATGCAAAAGAGTTTGTTGCTAGTGTTGCCTCTACTAGCAATTCTTACTACTCCTTTGTTGGATTGCCCAATGCAACTGAGGTGAGTTCTGCCTGGAATACTAGTCCTCCAGATCCTAGAGACAACTTTGATGAGGAGAATAATTATTGGGACACAATGATTGCTCTCAAAAAAATTAATGAGTCTGATGTTAAACAGGTTGTTAGAAAAAATACTTGGGCATCTGGTGTAAACTATGACATGTATAGACATGATATCAAGGCAAATAATCCATCAAAACCATCAAACGCCATTAGTTTGTACGAAGCAAATTACTATGTAATAAATAGCGATTTTAAGGTTTATATTTGTCTTCAGAATGGCACTGATCCAGAAAATCCAAATGGAAGAGCATCTTTAGATGAACCTACTTTCACCGACTTGGAACCAAGAGAAGCAGGTACAAGTGGTGATGGTTATGTCTGGAAATATCTTTTTACCATTAGTCCAAGTGATATTATAAAGTTTGATTCTACAAACTTCATTCCCGTTCCAAAAGATTGGGAAACTAATACAACTGACGCTTCGGTAAGAAATAATGCATCGACTAGTGGACAACTAAAGATTGTAACAATTACAAATAGAGGTGTTGGTGTAGGAACTGCGAATCGAACTTATACAAGAGTTCCAATTAAAGGAGATGGTAATGGCGCAGAAGCAACCGTTGTAATTAATAATAATGCAAAAGTTGAGTCCGTTACCATTTCAAATGGTGGCGAGGGATACACTTTTGGAACTGTTGATTTGGCAGCAGGTGGTGCTCCTACTGGTTCCACTTCTCCCATCTTCAATGTAATCATTCCCCCTCAGGGTGGACATGGTGCCGACATTTATAGAGAACTAGGTGCAAGAAACACTCTGATTTATTCTAGAATTGAAAATGATTCGGAAAATCCAGATTTCATTACTGGAAATGAGATTGCAAGAATTGGAATCGTTCAAAATCCTCAAGCGTTCAGTTCTACAGAAAATCTGGGATTAGATAAAGCAAGTGCGGTTTACGGACTTAAGTTAACTGGTGCAGGTTACAGTTCTGCAACTTTCGCTGCAGATGCATTTATCACTCAAACAGTAGGTTTAGGTTCTACTGCAGTGGGTAGAGTTGTATCTTATGATTCAACTACAGGTGTTCTTAAGTATTGGCAGGACAGAAGTCTTGCAGGTTTTAATACTGATGGAACTCAGGATACCTCACCTGTATATGGAAATAGACTACTAAGATTTACCTCAACTCCAGGTGCTGGTGGAGGTTCATTGAATATACTTGGTGGTTCGACAACTTTGGCAATTCATACTGCATTTACTGGTGTCTCGACAGTAATAAATAATCGTACATATTACCTTGGACAATCTTTCTCCGATGGTGTAGCAAATCCAGAAGTCAAAAAATATTCTGGAAATATTATCTACATTGACAATCGCCCATCGATTACAAGATCTACAAGTCAAAAAGAAGATATCAAGGTCATTTTGCAGTTCTAACGAATTATGTCACAGGAAACAAATTTAAACGTAGCCCCATATTTTGACGACTTTGATGCAAACAATGACTATTATAAAGTTCTTTTCAAACCTGGATATCCTGTCCAGGCAAGAGAACTAACAACTCTTCAATCGATTTTACAAAATCAGGTTGAAAAATTTGGACAGCATTTTTTCAAAGAAGGTGCTAAAGTCATTCCAGGAAATACAGCATATAGCGCGTCCTATAATGCTGTTGAACTGGAAAATGTTTTCCTGGGCATTCCAGTAACAGATTATATTAATCAATTAATTGGTACAAAAATTACTGGAGAAACATCTGGAGTAACCGCAGTAGTAGATAAAGTTCTGATGCCAACATCCTCGGAAAGAGGAAGTACGACGTTATATGTAAGTTATCTTGGTTCAAACTCTGAAGATAATGCAACCACTACTTTTGCTGACGGCGAACTTATTAGTTCTAATGTAGCACTTTCTGCTGCAAGCACGATTATCAGTGCTAATGAACCATTTGCAAATGCTGTAACACAAAATGCAACCTCAGTTGGATCTGCATTCTCCATTTCTAATGGAGTTTACTTTGCAAAAGGAACATTTGTTAATGTTTCTGATGAAACACTTATTCTCGATCAGTATACAAATATCCCAAGTTACCGAATTGGACTTCTCATCAATGAGGAGATTATTAACTCAGACATTGATGCTAGTCTGAATGACAATTCAAGAGGATTTAATAACTATTCTGCTCCAGGAGCAGATAGACTCAAAATCTCTACATCTCTGTTTAAGAAAGCACTAGATGATTTTGATGATAACAATTTTATTGAACTTGCCACAGTTAATGAAGGTGTATTAAGAACTAAGAAGAGAGGAGACTATAGTTTATTAGAAGATACTCTGGCAAGAAGAACTTATGCAGAGTCTGGCGATTATTATATTCGAGCATTTGACTTAACTACAAAAGAATCTCTGAATAATAATCGTGGCAACAGAGGTGTGTTTAATAGTAGTCAATTAACTTACAATGGTTCAAGTCCTGAGGAAAGCCTAGGACTATATCAAATGTCTCCTGGTAAGGCGTTTATTAAAGGATACGAAGTTGAGACTATTGCTCCAACTTATATTGATTTTCCAAAACCAAGAACAACTAAAACTCTCAAGAATCAAGCAGTTAATTATAAAACTGGTTCTACTTTAAGAGTAAATGCTGTTCATGGACATCCCACTGTAGGACTTGGTAACACATTTGTACTGAGTCTGAGAGACTCTAGAGTTGGTGCAACCAGAACGGGTGTTCCTGGTAAAGAAATTGGTTTGGCAAGAGTTTATGATTTCAATTTGAACTCAGGTGCTTATAATTCAAACAACCTTGACTTAAATGAGTTCAATCTTGCTTTGTATGATGTTCAGACATTCTCTGAAATTCATCTGAACGAACCAATCACACTGTCAACTCCTACCTTTATTAAAGGTAATAATAGTGGAGCAACTGCATTCATCAGCACATCTGTTGCCGCTGGAACAGCACTTACTGTATATGATAGAAGAGGTGATTTTGTTGCTAACGAATCATTCTCAATCAATGGCATTAACAACACAAGAGTTGCCATTGCAGTAACAAACTTTGGTATTTCTGATGTTAGAGCGGTATCATCTATCGTTGGTGCTGCTGCAACTTTTACTGCTGATACTATTCAAATTGAAAGTGTAGTAGTTGGTGTTGCCTCTATCTTTGCAAGAGTTGATAGTAATGGAACAAGTAAGGTTTCTAGCACTGCTAATAATTTCCCAGGAACACTGAGAGTTGGTAATCTGGTTAAGTTCAGTAACCTCACTTCTTCAGATCCCGTATTTGCATCTGTTGTAGCAGTTGGTTCTTCTGATGTCACCATCACTGGTGTTACAACAATCACCGGAGTGTGTGACGGCGCTATGCCTGCGGGAGCCATTCACGTCCAGGACTTTGGGGTAATCACTACTCCTTTAGAAGGTGTGGAAGATAATTCATTCTACACAAAACTCTCTAGAGATAATGTTGCTAATGTAGATCTCACTAGTGCTAACATCACAATTAGAAAATCTTTTGATGTTAATATTTCTAATAATCAATTAACATCTTCAGTACAAGCAGGAAATAATGAAACATTCCTGCCATATTCTGCTGACAGATATGAATTAATCAGAGCGAACGGAACTATTGAAGCATTGACTTCTGATAAGGTTTCTATTACAAATGGTGGAAGTAATATTCAGATTTATAATCTGTCAAATGGTGATGATGATGCAACTTTGGTTGCAACTCTGAACAAAATTAAACCAAAATCAAAAGTTAAACTCAAGAATAGAGTCAGCACTATCGTAGTTGATAAGTCTGTACTTAGTGCATCTGGTATTGGTGCAACTACATTGAATGATGGATTGACTTTTGGTAGTTATCCACATGGTACAAATGTTCAGGATGAAAAAATCTCTCTGAATACTCCAGATGTCCTTGACATTCATGCAGTATTTGAGTCTGTTGACACATCTGACGCATCGGCACCCACCTTCGTCATGTCTTCTCTAACTGGCCCCACAGGTAAAACCTCCGATTTAATTATTGGCGAGTCTGTTAGAGGTAAAGATACCGGCGCTGTAGGACAAGTTGCAGAGTTGTTGACTGATTCTAAGATTTCATTTATTAGTGGAAATAACAAAAACTTCAAAGAAGGTGAGATTCTTATTTTTGCAGAGTCTGAAATCCAGGCAGTTTTAACTACCATTGATACTCCAAGTATTAATATTTCTAGTGAATTTACATTTACCAATGGACAGCGTTCATCTTTCTATAATTATGGGTTCATTACTAGAAAATCTGGCAAAAAAGCACCCTATAGAAAGTTAAAAATCTATTTCTCAAGCGCATATTATCAAACCACTGATGATGGAGACATCACGACTGCGGATTCTTACACTGGATTTGATTACATTGAGGATATTCAGACTGTAAATTCAGTAAGAAACACTGATATTCTTGATATTCGCCCAAGAGTTTCTGAATATACTGTTACCGAGAACGCTAGATCGCCTTTTGAGTTCCACGGAAGAACATTTACTGGTGCTGGTGATACTGCATCGAATATTTTAGCGTCCAATGAGTCGATTTCCATCGATTTCTCCTTCTATTTGGGCAGAATTGACAGAGTTTTCCTCACAAAGGATGGAAGATTTCAAGTTAAATACGGAGCACCTTCCGAAAATCCACAAAAACCAGGTGCTGTTGATGATGCAATCGAAGTTGCAACCATTAAACTACCTGCATATCTTTATGATACGTCTCAAGCGTCTGTCAAATTCTTGGATCATAAAAGATTCAGAATGGTTGACATTAAAAACCTTGAGAATCGTATCAAAAACCTTGAATACTACACATCTCTGTCACTTTTAGAGACAAATACGTCAAATCTGTTTGTTTCTGACTCAAAAGGACTTAATAGATTTAAATCTGGTTTCTTTGTTGACAATTTTTCATCATTCTTGACTCAAGAGGAGTCGGTTGAGTTCAAAAATAGTGTTGATATCAAAAATAAGCAATTACGTCCTCAGCATCACACTGATTTAATCGATTTGCAAGGCAATTTGACAAGTTCAAGTGATGATTTGCAGTTTGCAACACCTGAAGGAACCAATGTTACCAAAAATAATGACATTGTTACTCTCGATTACACTGAAGTTGAGTGGTTGAAGCAAACTTTTGCAACTAGAACCGAGAGTGTGACTCCTTTCCTTGTAAGTTTCTGGAATGGTTCAATAGAACTGACACCAGCGACGGATACTTGGGTTGATACTGTAAGACTTGAGGCAAAAATTGTAGATACTGAGGGTAACTATGCCGAAACTCTTGCTTTGGCGTCTAGAACTCTAAATGTAGATCCTCAAAATGGTTTTGCTCCTACTATCTGGAATTCTTGGGAAACCAACTGGTCTGGACAAGATATTATTGAAGATACTCGCATCAGAACTGTTCGTGGGGGCGAAAATGCCAACGTTCAGGGCCCAGGTGGACGTGCAAGAACTCGTTCTTGGAGAGAAACTGTAACCGATCAGGTTATTGAGGATACCATCCTTGAAGTTAGAGATACTGGCGTTCAATCCAGAACTGGAACCAGAACTGTCGTTACAGAACAGTTTGACACCACCTCTGCTGGCGATAGATCCGTCTCTAGAGACTTAATTTCCTTCATGCGTTCTAGAAACATTCAGTTTGTCGCTAAAAGGATAAAACCATCCACTCAAATGTATGGTTTCTTTGATGGAGTGGACGTAACCAAGTATTGTGTACCAAAACTTCTTGAAATCACAATGATTTCTGGCGCATTCCAAGTTGGTGAGACTGTTGTCGGTAGAACTCGTCCTGTAGGCAATCAACCTTTAGATCCTGGTGCAGTTGACGCCAGAATTACCTTTAGAGTGGCAACTTCCAATCACAAAGAAGGCCCATATAACTCACCTCTGACAACATTCAAAACTAATCCTTATACAAGAGCAACTTTACCCGCTTCTTATTCTTCCACATCACAAATTCTTAACGTAGATACTTTCTCACTTTCCAATCAATCTCAGGGCACATTCTCTGGTTTTGTTGAGACTGGAATGATTATGGTTGGACAGACAAGTGGTGCTCAAGCAACGATTTCTAATGTCAGACTAATTTCTGATATTAGTGCAACTTTAATTGGCAGTTTCTTCCTTCCCAATCCAAATAATAATACAAATCCAAGATTTGAAGCAGGACAGAAAGTATTCACTCTGGTGAATAATGAAAATAACAATCAAAATAATGCATCCTCTATTGCTGAGGAAGGATACATTTCCTCTGGTACACTTGAGACAGTTCAAGAAACCATCATTTCTGTTAGAAATGCTAGAATTGAAAATAAGACTGAATTTGAGGACAGAGCAGTTGCAAGAACAACAGGTGCTTCCGTAGTTGCTTCAAATACTATCTCAACACAGCAAAGAGAGAGAACTGTTACTCAGTGGTACGATCCTCTAGCACAGTCTTTCTTAGTTGATGATGAGACTGGAGTGTTCTTAACTAAGTGTGATGTATTCTTCGCATCTAAGGATGATGTAGATATTCCAATCACCTTCCAACTTAGAGAAATGAAGGGTGGCGTCCCAACTCAAAGAGTTATTCCGTTCTCTGAAGTTATTCTAGAACCATCTCAGGTTAATACTTCTACGGATGGTTCTGTCGCAACTACATTCACTTTCAAAGCACCTGTTTACCTTGAGGGGGGCGGCGAATATGCAATCGCACTTGCTTCTATCTCAACCAAGTATAGTGCATATATTTCAAGAATTGGCGAGAATGATTTAATCACTCAAACCTTTATCTCCAATCAACCATATCTCGGTTCTCTGTTTAAGTCACAAAACGCTTCAACTTGGGAACCAAGTCAGTGGGAAGATTTGAAGTTCACACTTTATAGGGCAGACTTTGTTACCAATGGTTCTGTTGAGTTCTATAGTCCTGAACTCACAGACGGTAACAAAGGGGTTGCACATCTGATGCAAAACTCTCTGAACTTTAACTCAAGAGAAATCAGAGTTGGAATTAATTCTATCCTCCAAGACACTGACATCAAACTTGGCAATACTGTTCGCCAGTTAACCACAAATGCAACTGGTGATTATGTTGGAAATGCTGGTATCGCAACTGGCACTCTTCAAGTTATTAATTCTGGTATTGGATATACTCCATCTGCTGACACTTTACTATTTGGAAGCGTTCCTCTTACCTCAGTTACAGGCAACGGAAGAAATGCTAAGGCAAATATCACCATCAACAATGGTGTTGCAATTGCAGCAACAATTACAGAGTCTGGAACAGGATATGTGATTGGTGATGTTCTTGGAATCGGAACCATTGGAACTAATAATCTTGGACTTGGTGCAAGACTTTCTGTACAAACTATCACCAATGTCAGCGAATTGATTCTACAAAATGTACAAGGTGATTTTGCTATTGCTGGTGCCGGTAAGACTATCATGTTTGACAATAACGCAGGAATTACAACTCAGTTGAATGCAGCGCAAGGTGGCAATGTTCAAATTTTTGAAATTGAAGTTGATAATGATGGGCAGCATGTAGTTGTCGATCATAAGAACCACGGAATGTATTTCTCCAATAACTTTGTTACCATTTCTGATGTTCACACTGATGTACAACCAGTCAAATTGACTCAACCATTTGATGCAACTTCCACATCTCCACTCCAGGTTGATGCAACTACCAACTTGAATCAGTTTGAAAATGTTGGTGTTGGAACAACTAACCTCGGATATGTTCTGATTGGTGATGAGATTGTTTCATACAGTTCTGCATCTGGTACAACTATTGGAGGAGAAATCACTAGAGGTGTTGATAACACTCTTTCCAAGAACTATCCTGCAGGAACACCAGTTTACAAATATGAACTTGATAGTGTTTCTCTGAGAAGAATCAATAAGACTCATAATCTTGCTAATGTAACTGTTGCCAACCCAATTACATTTGATTCTTATAATATCAAACTGGACATGGGTTCTAGTGGTGTTGGACGCTCTACAAGCGAAAGTCATCCAATCCTTTATGCTGGAGAAACTAAAACTGCAGGTGGTAGCGTAACCAAGGCAACACAAAACATTCCATTTGAAATTGTTCATCCAATTGTTCAGACTTTAACTGTACCAGGTACAACTCTAAGTGCAGAAATGAGGACTGTTAGTGCTACAAGTATCAGTGGCAATGAAATTCCATACGTGAATCAAGGATTTGAGAGCATTTCTCTCAATAAGACGAACTATTTCTCAACTCCAAGACTCGTCGCATCCAAGGTTAATGAGACTGCCAAACTGGCAGGAATTCCTGGCAATAAGTCCATGAATCTTAGAATTAATCTTGATACTGTCGATTCTAGACTGTCTCCTGTTATTGATACTCAGAGAGTCAGTGCTATTCTTACATCAAACAGAGTAAATAGTGTCATCGACAATTATGCAACCGACAATAGAGTTAATAGTATTGAAGATGATCCTACTGCTTTCCAGTATCTCTCTAAAGAGATTACTTTAGAGAATGCATCAACATCTATTAAGATTCTTGCTAACGCACACGTTGGTGCTGGAGCTAGCGTAAGAGCATTCTTCGCGATTGGTGAGGATACTGGATTTGAACCAATCTTCGTTCCTTTCCCCGGATTTAACAACCTTAACGAAAGAGGAGAAGTTATTAACGTTGCCAACAATGATGGATTGAGCGATTCATTCGTTGCTCCAACAGATAATACTGGTTTCACCCCACAGGAGACACTCTTCAGAGAATACACCTTCACTGCAGACGAACTTCCATCATTCACTTCTTACAGAATAAAAATTGTGATGACATCTGCCAGTCAGGTACATGTGCCTAAATTATCAGATTTGAGAGTAATTGCACTCGCATAATATGAAAAATCATTTAAAGGTTGAGGGACATGCTCATTTGTATAGAGATCCTAAAACAAACTCTATCATTAACAAAAATACTAATCAGTATAACGAGTATGTTTCTCGACGTGAATCAAAAAATGAAGAGGAACAAAAGATACAAAATCTAGAATCAGATTTTGCTACAATTAGAGGTGAATTAGATGAAATCAAGTCACTATTAAAGGAGTTTATCAATGAATCCAGATGATATAAAATTAGACACAGTGGAGAAGATGTTTGCTTACACAAAACTGGCAAATGAAATTGATAACCTTGAGTCTGTTGAAAACATAAAAAATGTAGCCAAATCATATTGTAAACTTTATTTTAAGCAACAAGAAGTCGTCAAGAAGTTGAATCTCGAATCAATAAATAGTTAGAAAGTCTAAGTTATATGGCGCAGCCCTCTACCAGACAGGAATTAATCGATTACGCTAAAAGGAAACTGGGTGCGCCAGTCCTGGAAATCAATGTTGCCGATGAGCAGATTGATGACTTGGTTGATGATGCTTTCCAGTATTTCCACGAGCGTCATTTTGATGGTGTTCAGCAAACTTACCTCAAATATCAATTTACTCAAGAAGATATTGATAGAGGAAGAAGTCCAAACTCTGCAGTAACACAAGCAGGAATTGTTACTACTACCGCTGCGGCAACTATTGATGGTGCTTCGGTGACATTCTCATATAAAGAAAACAGCAACTATATTCAGATTCCACCAGCAGTAATTGGTATTAATAAAATTTTTAGATTTGATACCAGCACAATAACGAGTGGAATGTTCGGTCTAAAATATCAATTATTTTTGAATGACATATACTCTTTCAGTTCAATGGAGTTGTTGACATATGCAATGACAATGGAAAGACTTTCTGATATTGATTTTTTACTGAATACGGATAGTCAAATTAGATTTAATCAGAGAGTGGATAGATTATATCTTGATATTGATTATGGAGCGGTTAGTGCAGGTGAATTTATCGTTATTGATTGCAATCGCCTTGTAGATCCTGATGATTTTTCAAGAGTTTATAACGACTCTTTTGTGAAATTGTATCTTACTGCTCTCATTAAGAGACAGTGGGGACAGAATCTAATGAAATTCCAAGGAGTCAAACTTCCGGGCGGAGTTGAACTCAATGGTAGACAAATCTATGACGATGCCGAAAAGGACATCGAAAGAATCATGGAGAAAATGTCTAACACTTATGAAATTCCACCTCTTGACATGATTGGCTGATGCTTAACCCATTTTTCCTAAACGGTTCCCAACAGGAGCAAAGTCTTGTTCAAGACTTAATCAACGAACAGTTGAGGATGTATGGTGTTGAGGTTCATTATCTGCCAAGGCAGTATGTAACCAAAAACACTGTCATCAGAGAAGTTATTGAGTCTAAATTTACAAAGACATTCCCAATCGAAGCATATGTAAACAACTTTGATGGGTATAGTGATAACTCACAATTACTCTCAAAGTTTGGCATTCAGGCAACTAATGAAATAAATTTAGTTATTTCACAAGAGAGATTTGAAACATATATTTCACCCCTTATTAAAGACTTAGAAAATGTTGAATTGTCAACTCGTCCGAAAGAGGGAGATTTAATTTATTTTCCGCTAGGAGATAGACTTTTTGAAATTAAATTTGTTGAGCATGAGAAACCTTTCTACATGCTTCAGAAGAACTACACATTTGAACTTAGATGTGAACTCTTCCGATATGAAGATGAAGTTATCGACACTGGCGTAGAGGTGATTGATGATGAAACTGATATCATTGGAAACATTCGCACCCTAACATTAGTTTCTGCTGGAACTGCTGCGACTGCTACAGCAACAATATCTGGAATCTGTACAAATGGTGGTGTCATTTCTGTCACCATGACAAGCAGAGGAGAGAGGTATATTATTCCACCTACAGTTAAATTTTCAATATCTCCAACTGGTTCATCAGACACTGCAGTTGGCATCGCAACTTTAATCAGCGATTTGACTAACTGTGATGGAACTCAGATTGGAAGTAAGGTTCAAGGTGTTAACCTTACTAATCCTGGTTGTGGTTACACTGTTGCTCCAGGTATTGCATTCGTTGGATCTGCATCAGATACTGGAGTCGGTGCTGCTGCAACAGTTACAATCGGCAATGGTGTCCTGAAACCAATCACTATTATCAACGGTGGTAGTGGATATATAACCGCTCCAGCGGTTACAATCAGTTCCCCTGGTATTGGTACAACAGCACTCGCAACTGCTATTGTATCCGCTGCTGGAACCATCTCCGAGGTTAGATTCTCTAATGCAGGTGCAGGATATACTGTCACACCTACAGTTACTATTGCAGCACCTGCTGGAATAGGGGCAACGGTTGGTGTAGGAACATTTGTCAGAAACGAAATTGTCACAGGTTATGTCAGTGGCGCTACTGCAAGAGTCAAGACTTGGGTAGTGGGAACGGGATTACTAACTATCTCAAACCTAACTGCAGACTTTTCTCCAGGAGAGGTTCTCTTTGGCTCAGAAAGCAACGCTGTTTACAAACTGAGTTCTGTAGAGAATGACAATACTGTTGAAGCGTTCCCAGACAATGACACCATTGAAGACTTAGCAGATTCATTTCTAGACTTCAGTGAAAAGAATCCTTTTGGCACACCATAAATACCCTTAACGGCTGAGTAGAGCTCAATGCTATGTTTGACTATTTTTATCACGAAATCTTAAGAAAGACTATCATTTCTTTTGGTACCCTTTTTAATAACATTGAAATCCGTCATCAGGATTCTGCAGATGCTGTTATTGAAAAAATTAAAGTACCCTTGGCATATGGGCCTACTCAGAAGTTTTTAGCAAGATTGGGGCAATCTCCATCTCTAAGCAAAGGGACTCAGATCACTTTGCCTAGAATGTCGTTTGAATTTATTGGACTTCAATATGATTCTTCTAGAAAGGTAACGACAACTCAAACATTCACTACAGTCAATCCAGACGATAAGACTGAAGTGAAAAAGGTTTTCATGCCTGTTCCGTACACCATGGCATTTGAGTTGACTATTTACACGAAGTTAAACGATGATATGCTACAAATTGTTGAACAAATTCTCCCATATTTTCAACCATCATACAATCTGACAGTAAACCTTGTAGAAAATATCGGAGAGAAAAGAGATATCCCAGTCGTTATTGAAAACATCTCAATGCAAGATGATTATGAAGGCGATTTCTCTACTAGAAGAGCTTTGTACTATACGATTAGATTTAGCGCAAAAACTTATTTCTATGGCCCAGTTTCTTCTGGAGCATCCAAAGATCTTATCAAGAAAGTTCAAGTTGGTTACATTGCAGGAGATACTACAAATACTCCTACAAGAGATGTTACATATTCTGTCGAACCAAGAGCAACCAAAAATTATACTGGCAGTGCAATCACAACATTGTCACAAGATATTGGTATAACTGCCAAGTTTATTGAGATGGCAGACACCAGTGGAATCGCAGACAGTTCCTTCTTCACCATTGATAATGAGTCGATGCGTGTACTTGAGGTTGTCTCAAGCACGAAACTCAAAGTTGAGAGAGGTATGGATGGAACAACAAAAGCAAATCACGTTGCCGGAACTGATGTTCATCTGATTACTGTCGAAGACAATGCTCTTATTGAAATCGGTGATAACTTTGGTTTTGATGGCAGCACCTTCTAAATATGATTAACAAATTTGACGATTTAAATGATGCTTTCGATATTACAGGAGATGTTATGGATGCCACCATTGAAAAGGTAGAACCAACACCTTTGGAAAAGAAAAAGAGTACTGATGATATAACTAAGGATTATGAATATACTAGAGGTAATCTGTATTCTTTGATTGAAAAAGGACAAGAAGCAATCAACGGCATTCTTGAACTGGCTCAAGAGAGTGAGATGCCTCGTGCATATGAAGTTGCAGGACAACTGATTAAGAGTGTTGCGGATGCAACTGATAAGTTGATGGAACTTCAGAAGAAATTAAAAGATGTGGAGGAGGAATCGACAAGCAAAGGCCCCTCTACTGTCAATAATGCTCTGTTTGTTGGATCTACTGCAGATTTGGCAAAACTTCTTAAGTCAAAAGATATCAACCCCGATAAATAATTAAAAAAAAGTACTATGGCAGTACCAGTAACTAACATCGAAATTGAGCAGGGAACAGACTTTACCTCCAATTTCACTATCACCAACACAGACGGAAGTGTCTTTGATATGGAGGATGGTACTGCTGTGGCAAAGATGAAAAAGTTTCCTACTGCAGGAACTGCTTACACCTTTACTGCTGGTATTACCACCTCCACAGGTATCATTACTTTGGATATGGCAGATACCATTACTACAGATATTCCTGCTGGAAGATATTACTACGATATTCTACTCACTAAGTCAGATTCTGATAAAGTTAGAGTTCAACAAGGAATGGCACTTGTGACTGCTGGCATCTCATAAAACGAACTT